CTTTCCGAATCAAGCATCGGATGTATTTCTTGATACCAACGGTATCTTCAAGTACATCCAAATCCTTGTATTGATTCTTCTGTTCAAGTTCTTTTCTTGTAATGTTCAAGTTCTGTGACATCTTAAATGCACATAATTCTGAGTCTCCGCATAGCTTACATTCCTTAGTTGATAAATCATACCCAATACCAAAGCAAGGGTCTCCATTAGTCCCCAGAGTACTTAAATCTATGGGAGTAAGAATATCTTGCTTCGATAAGTCAGGAAGTTGTTTCTTTTTCTTAGCCATTATATACCCTTTTTACGTTTATAATAAATGTATATCTCACTGTTATCTTCTATCGGAACATAGGAATAACCCATGTTATTTATAAATAGTTCCCTGAGTTTATATAATTCTTGGTATGAATTTCTATCATGACTCTCTTGACATACTTTGACTACCATACCATTACTCCAGTACAGATAGAAATAATGAGTAAAGCATTCGGGAATATTTTGAGAAGTTTCCAAGCTTGATATCCATATCAAATCTCTACAGTTGAATACATGTTTAGGATTATGTACCTCCCCAACAACGAGAGACTTAAACCATTCTTTAATCTTCCTCATCATAAGTATAATTAAGGTGTTTACAATTAGGACAGACCCATTCTTTGAAATGCCATCCTTTGATTTCCAAATCCTCTTTATGAAAACGTTTCTTACATGAATGACATTGATAACCATCCTTAGAAAATATGAAGTCTAAAGCGAGTATTATTATCATAATAACCACCGCTGTAATTAAAATATATTTCTCCATCACTGAAAGCCTTTAATTTTCTTTTTAGTGTTATTGGGTTTTCCTTAAGAGTACCCAGCAATAAATACCTGATGCAGAGATTTGGATTATCCTCCAACCTTCTGATAAGAGAGTAGTTAGTTTAGTATCATCTTCATCTCTGATACATATTAGTTTATCATTATTCATAATGCCTATATGCTTATTAATTGTAATCTTCTTTTCCTCCTACGGAGAAAAAGTAAATACTCATAGTACTTCTAGTTAACTCTTAATAAGGCTATGGTTAGGATGTTTCTTCCATAGCTTATCTAACAGTATTACTTTCAATTCTTGTCTCTGATAATATTGCTTCCGATGTTTACCGTGCCTATCTAAATAATTCCCAGGATAATGAAGGTCATCAAGGTATACCTTATTTTTAGATTCATCGGTTCTTACCAAACGACCAAGGAATTGAATGGATTTTTCTTGACTATCCATACTTGCTGCATTAAGTAAATACCTAAGCTTAGGAAAGTTTTTACCTCGAGCAATGATTGTAGTTGATACCAGGATATCTATTTTACCTTCCCTAAAATCCTTCATTATTTGTTGTCTTAATTTAGAGGAAGTATTAACATGCACATAGGCAATATTATAGGCATCGCCCAGTTTCTTTTTAAAGAACTTATATAGATTTTCACAATGTGCAATATGCTTGCATACTACGAGAGCAGGGTATCTGCCTTGATTAAGGTTCCATAGTAATCTATTATAAGCCATTAACCAAGCTGTATAACAATTGGTGATTGAATCATCGTATATTTCCTTATAGGAAATACAATCAGATTCCCAATTACCATACCAGGGTTTACCGGGTACCATCTTTACAACTGTTTTTGTTGAGTAACCTTTTTTGATAGAATCCCTGAGTTTGAACTCAGCCAGTACTTTACCAAAGAAACATTCTAAGTTCATATTCTTAACCCTATCCTTAGCAAGCTTACTCATATAAATCGTACCAGATAATCCTATACGAACCCTGGTATTAAATAACCGAGTGATTACATTCTGATATTGCTTACTACCTCCTTGGTCAGCCTCATCTATAAGTACCATATCTATTTGAGATAATTCCTTTTGATAGAATCTCATATTTCTCGAAATAGACTGAACCATACCTATGGTGAAATTACTCCAGTTTAAAACCCTACCTTGAACAAAAGTGATATCCTCTCCGGGAAGATATTGCTTAAATTCTTCTCTAGCTTGATTTAACCAATCCGAATCATTAGTTATTAGCAAAGTCTTTAACTGCTTCTTATAGGATAAATATAAAGACGACATGATAAGTGTTTTACCTGCATTAACAGTGTAATCTAATACGCCAATATGAAAAGGTGTATTCCCTATCTTATTATTGATAACTGCCTTAACAGCTTTCTCTTGCTCTGGTCTTAATTTATATTTGCCTATATTCGTAACTACTTTACTGACTTTAGGTAAAGTTTGTCTCATATCTACAACTTTAGGTTTAATCCCCATCTCAATACACATATCGTATACTTTGGGAAGTAAACCTATTTTAAATTGCCCAGTCTTGGTGATGTAATGAATCTTACCGTCCCAATTCTGCATACCTCTTTGCCTTGTACGTAAGTAGAAAGCATTCGGATGTCGAATGGCAAACTCATTATAAAGTTTCTGTGCGAACTTAAGAGGTAAGTCAAGTTCGCACATATTCCCATTCTGAATAATTATCTTACTCATTTGATAATTACCGTTACACCCTTAGTGGCTTTATCCATGCCCATTGCTTCCTTAAGAATTTTGATATGATGTTCCTCATCGGCAATCAATTTCTCAAGGAAATAATTCACATCATCGTAATCTGGACGTTCCTCGTATTGAGCAATTGCTCTTTGGATTTTCTTGTAGTGACCAATAGTTTCTATCTCGGAATTCAAAGCAATCTTTAAAGCTTGTTCCCAAGTAGAACCAATCTCAATTGTAGGATTAATATTCATGGTAGAGTAATCCTCGTATGGGTCTGCCTTTTGTAAAAAGTCCGATATCTTATCAAGGTGTCTCATCTCTACCAAACCAATACCCAACATCAATTCGGATATTTCTTCAAATCTAGAAGACTGTTGGGTATACATAATGATGGCACTTAGTTCTGAGAACTTGGCATTCTTCCAAATCACATAGAACATATTAATTATCTCATCAGGCCATGGTTCGATATCCTTAAAATCTGGATAATCCACGGATTGGTCTGAATACTTGAGGACATCTATAAAAGCATTAGCTGCATCCTCTACTCTGTTTCCGAAAAATTGTAAACCTTTCATATCATTTTCTTATTTTATCCCAAAGACTCCCCTCTACTTGAGGCTCGTCTAAGGTTCGTTTATCTTTATTTTTATATAAGTATTTATTATATCTTTCGATAGCCTTATCATTATACATCTGACTTGGTTCTGGTAATCCATTACACCAAGCAAGAGCTTCGAACTGGGCATCCAAAAATTGAAATACATTCCAATCCTTTTCATCCATTAGATTATGAATCCTAAGAAAGTGAACATATTTCTCTGGCTGATGTTCATAAGATTCATAAATACCAGTAACACTAGCAACTCTTTTTATGAATTCATCATGGATGTCTTTGGTAAAGCCTGGGTCCTTATCCCCCTTGAGTTCTAATTCGGCCTCTACCTGATTAGTAATGTTCTCCTGCATGGATAATAACCTTTGCATAACATTACGATAATCAGTCATTCTCTTTAACCCAGTCTCAATGTATTTAATAAAACCTTCCCGGGTATCAAATTTAAAATCTTCACAAAAGGTATTACATACTTCTGCAAGCTTTTTACAATTTGCCCATTCTCGAGAATTACTCTCATTTATTTTACGAACCCCTCTATGCTTTAACTTTATACGAATTGCATATAAAATATCAGCAACAAGGGCAGCATCCCCCTTAGATGCTAGTAAAATGTTAGAAACTTTCTTAGTATTCTTATTGTTAGAAACTAAGACTGCTCTATGATTTATTGCCTCCTTTCGAGCAATAACAAAAAAAGCCTCAACTGGGAAGTTATCTACCTCTAAGGTATTTAATATTTCCTCAAACTGAGACTTAGTTATATGGATAGATGGTTCACGCATAAATATATTATTTTATAATATAATAGGAACTCATTACTCCAAAGAGTTTCTGATTTGAATCAGTTCTTGATAACTTTGATACCTTGTTTGATATACTAGCTTAAGTGTTTGTTTCTTTCCCAAATCATTTACATCAAAACCCTCTGGAAGAAATACTACCTTGACTTTTTTATAAGCTACTAATTTAAGTGCGAGATTAACAGCATAAGACCTGGCATCGGGGTCTAAAAGGATAATATATCTTTGGCACTGGGATTTAAGTAGTTCATTGACTTGGTACTGACTAATAGCTTTGCCCATTGTGGCAATTGCTCTATCCCCAATTGTGAGAGCATTAAGTGCCCCTTCGCAAATGAATACCGACCGATACATCTCCAACGCATCATGATTAAAGATGATAAATTGTTTTCCCAAACCGGTGATGTCTTTGTCTGGGTTATTATATCTGGGCCCTTTGCCGATAACATTTCGAGCATTGTAATACCTAAGTTGTCCTCGATAATAAAACGGGATGATAAGGTACCCATATGTTGAGCCGCTTGTTCCATAGCCGATACCGTATCTTAAAAACTTCTCGAGGCTAAATCCGCGTTTCTTGATATATCCCCGAATGCTTTTTGCAAGTTGGCTATCCCCGAGCGAAATGTTTCTAAATCCCTCAGGGAGATATACTGGCTTACTTTCGGCAAGTTCGATTTTCTCTTCCTTAAACTGTAGTTCATCAAATTGGCCATTGTTCAAAAAATTAATTAGTTCATGGTACTCAGTAAATCCTTCTATATCCATTATTAGTTGAGCAGGAGAAGGATGGGCATTACATCTAAAACAATTGGTTCTATACATAGAAAGGTTAACTCCCAACTTATGTTCTCTCCCACAATAGGGGCAAGTTGGTATACGCATCCAGCCATGCCTATAATCATAACCCCCTAATCGTTTAACGAAGTAAGTTCTTAGTCTAGATTTAAACTGGTTTGTTATTTTCATATCTTTTCTTCCCGCATATATTACAGTAATACTCTACATGACGTTTCTCATAATACTGGGCTTTCCTTCTCCCGCCTTTCTTAGAAAAAATTGCCCTACGAGGTCTCTGTTTAAACTCAGTCCAATGAACTGCTACCCATTCATGATAACCCAACTTACATCTAAATATCTCCAGTAGTTCTTTCCCTTTTCTTAGAATCCGCATCCGGATTAGTATTCTTTTTAAATTGTTCATCCAACTTACTACCATATACTTCATCATATTGTTTACGTTGTTCCCTTGTAAATTCCGTACATCTTTGCCTTTCGACATCGCATTTGAATAATGCTCTACCGGAAGGAAGACCATCCCTTTGTACTACTATCTCAGTTCGAAGAATATTATCTTTTTCTTCTTGCTCAGTAGAGTTAAGACCCATGATAACCTGGGCATTACGAACGATTGCAATTGAACCAGATATATCATTCTCATCATACCGAGTAAGCCTATGCTTTTTACCTTCACGAGTAATGTGATGAGCAGTCCATATAATGTCTAAATGTAATTCCTCTGCCAGATTCTGAAGATCTACGTATACATTAGATATTCTTTCGAAATCTTCCCTATCCCCCGCTATTGATGCAAGTTTACCAGCGTAGTCAACCATAAGAACTTTAATATCGATTCCTTGATTACGAAGTTGAATTATCTTTTCCCTTATATAAGTGGTATTAGTAATCATTGCTGGTACACGCTCAACTACTAATTCAACTCCAAACCTTGCAAGTTTCCTTAAATGCTTTGCCTCAAGTTTATCATACTCACCAGAGTATAATTCCTTCTTAGTTTTATTGATACTGGATTGAATAAAACGGTCCATGATCTGTTCTTGGCCATTTTCTGTATCAATATATAATACTGACTTCTTCATTCTGAGATAACCTCTTGCAAGGTTTACCATAAAGAAGGTTTTCTTTGCCTTGGGTTTATCTAGTATCACATTAACAGAATGCTCTGGATAACCTCCTGCATTAGTTAGTTCATTCAACTGCCTAAATGGGCAAGGTATAACTGAAGGTTCTGATTGTCTTCTAAACTGTCTCTCGGTAATACCCCGAATCATATATAAAGGTTCATCTTCTTTCTTAGGTTTACTTTTCTGAAGTACCTTTTCAATCTTCCTCGAATACTCTTCGTATTGTTCGAAGTTATCCAAATCGAAGGAATCATTTAAGTTCTTCATCTCAACATAAGTAGAGAACTGATATATCTTTTCTTTTATATAATCAGAATCCGATAGGGGTATATGATAGAGATTACTTATTAGTTTATTGATATTGGGTATATCATCTTTAGTTACCAAATCCACATAGGTTTTAGATTCTAGTAACTCTTTTAATACTTCCTTTAAGATATTCTCGGAGGGCATTCTGCCTTGCTTCTTAAAATACTTTGATATACCCTCGAAGATAAGGGAGTGTTCTATGAGAACCAGGTAATTGGATTTAATCCTTTTGAGTACTAATCCTCCTTCCTTATCTTTTAAAACAAACCTGAGTATCTCGAACTGAAACTCAGGAGAAAAACTGAACTTGATGTTGTCTTTAAATTTCTTCATATCTATATTGCAATATTATATAAACTAATAGATTTTGATAGTACCGAGATAGTTCTAAGTATGTTGACATCTATCTAGAAACTACTAATCCACTACCTTAAGCTCCCGAATATTTAATATTATTATTTTATATAAGAAAAAATACTTATATTTGCATAATGAATATTTAAAAACATGGGAAAAAGTAAAGGAAATAACGGTTCAGAGCTTCATCGATTAAAACCTATGCAAGAATATGATGAAGCTACTTTCAACAGACTTTATAAAGTTTGTAAGCCAGTAATTAGAAACCTTACCAGACAGATTGATTATAAACGGTTTAATCTTACACCGGATATTATCCAATCTTATTTCTGGGATAAGATGTTATTTGTTTTCAACAAATACTATGGTGAATGTACTGAAGAACATCTTAAAGCAAGAATCCTTGCATCACTTAGTACATTCAAAAATAAATTGCTTCGTTCTGCATACGGAGAACAGGCAGAGTATAATCAAAGCCTCTTTAAACTCGATGACTTATTCGATAATGATAAAGAATTAGAGGATGATACCGAAGAAGAGAAAGCTAAATCAGAAATGCTTGATATGATGTATACTTATATGAAGGATAAGCTTTCTCCAGATGCCTATCTTTTGTTTGAGGTATTAATTACTCCTCCCCCTTTTATCAAGGAAAGGCTTGAAAATAGTACTCGAATAACTAATATAATGCTTATCGAATTTTTCGAAATGCCTAAGACTAATGAATCTATGAGATATATATCAGAACTTAGACAAGATATACAATATTGGGAAGACCGAGCTAAAGAAGAACTTAAGTATTAACACAAAAGAAAAGGGGCGTTTCCCAACGTCCCTCTCCCAATTAATTTTTACTACGCAAAACACAGATTGTAAACAAATGTTTACTCTTAAACAATACAAATAATACACATGAGTTTTAATACTACTAAATAACTAATAACAACTTTATGATGATATCTTTTGGATATATCGTAATGTAATAGTCGGTGGCAATTTTTCAATATCTAAAGTTTCTACCGAAGTTTCTTGTAAGAAAGATTCCCCTAATAGGTTCCAGCTTACTACGATAGCACCATCCTGAATACCCTTGGTAGGAGTTCCTCTACCGAAATCACCATTCAATCCTGTCTCCCTATTAAAGAAAGATTGAGGACGAACGTTCTCCCAGTTATTGGCATTATCTTGTTTACCTTTAGATACACCAAGAGCATGCCTATGCTTAGGAAGGTCATCACCTTTAATAGAGATTAAGAAATTACCCTTAGTTGGTGTATAGTAATCTCCAACATTCTGTAACATTACTTCATCCCCAATTTGAACACCTCCAGCTTGGTAACCAATAACTATTCTACCAGCTGCCTTAGTATATTCTGCCCAACCATCGGGTATTACATCGGTTTCCCAAAGAATAATAGAACCGATTGGTAAGTTAGCAGTACTCAGAGATTCAGAGAATTCTTTTCTGATAGCCTCAATTTGACTATCAATGTATTGCTTGATATTTAACTTAGTACCCGATTCATCTACTACTGGAAAGCCTGAATTTATCTGTTCTACTCTTTTCACTGATTCTTTCATCATACTCTGGGCAGCAGTAGTATAAGGGATTTCTTGGAACTTACCCTGATAGGGTACGATAGCAAAGTTCTCATTTCGTTTAGTCATTGCATCAGTACCCTTACCATATACTCCGATAAGAACAACGGAAGTTTTATTATTAGAGTAATAAGGGCAAGCACTCTCTACCATCTCTAGAAGATTGCTATAGGTCATATCGTAATTAGAATATACATCATTATTAATGATATCCGGTGTACGATTCTCTTCGGCAATCGGATAATAAATATCCAGAGACTTTTTAAACAAGGTGTAGAAGCTTTCGGAAGATTCATTCCAATAAGCTACGAAGTCTACTGGATTATCTACTGGTTCAGAAATAGTAGTATGTACTGCAAAGAGTAATACTTCTTCTGTTGAACCTTGGGTACCTTGGATGTTCTCAATAGTAATCGTTTGTTCATCGGATATAAATACATACCCATCTCTTGAAATACATCCAAAGTTCACGTCTGGCAATTCTCCATCTTCCGAAGCCTTTGCCATATACCTTGCCATAATCCTATCCTTGATTACATTGGCATACTTACTTCCAGCAACTCCCTGAGGAGATACCACTAACTTGTTACCATTTATGGTAGCTGAGCCAAATCCACAGAATGGTCCTAAACCAGAAGGAGCAGCAATTGCCTCTGCTGCTTCCTTTGATTTAATAATACCTTCATACTTAAAGTACGTCTTCATTGTCCTTAGTATTTTTAAATTGATTCCTTTGTTCTGACATATCTTTAAATGCTTCACCTACATCCTTGAACTTGAGGGTTAACAATTTAAAGAGTATTCTCCATATACTGTACCGTTTCTTAATACCATGTATTTCACAGATGTGTCCATATATACTATCTACTTCGAAACAGTAGCATATTACCATAACCGTTATTGATACCACTATTGGGTTCATCCCATAGGATTCCCCAATAGCTTTACCAAGTACAGCACCAAGTAGAACATAACAGATATAATCTACTATTTTGTTTAGAGTTCTTCTTCCAGCTCTAGATTTTCGAATTTCGATTTTCTGTAACCTACTTGCCGATAACCCAAACCATAAATCTGATAGGATTAGAATTATTGCAAGAATTATCATCCATCTCAAATCATACAAGATTTGTGTACACTCTCCCAATATACCCACAGTGAATGTCTTGAATAAAGACTGAGTTGTGGTCTCTGTTATTCTATCGATTGTTGAATTTATCATTGTTCTACTATCTGCCAAGATTGATTACTGTAAGTTGTAATGGTAAATGTTTTCTCTGAGAGGTCATCATGTTCCCATTCTAACTTTTGAGGACTAACACTTAAAAGGTCTGCATCTACTACGGTGAACTTAGTTCTCTTCGAAGTATCTACCACTGATTCGAATATATACTCCCCAGCTTGTGCAGTTACAAATTCATAACCAGCACCACCTGCGTCATAAGTAGTTACTTTACCAACTTCCCTTATTCGACTATCGAAGTCAGGTTTATTAGAAGTACACTTGATTAAAGTAGATACTTGTTTAACATTCCCTTTTAATTCTGCATAAGGGGGAGTACAAGAAATCTCGATGATTGTAGGATAATCTTCCAATATTACTTGGCATCTTAAAGAAGAACCATCATCCGCTACAAAGGTATAAGTCCCAGCCTTGGTAAGAACAATTTCCTCATCAAGGTTATAGGTTTCCCCGTTCTCATCACAGGTAGCAGTACCACTTACATTGACCCCATTTTTCATTTCCTCAAGATGGAACTTACAAGCAGACTTCTCATCCAGTAATTGGTATACTGCATAAGTATCATCTATCTGGTCTTCTGGTAATGCCCAGTTGGGTTCTTTCCAATGACTGTCTGTAGCATCCGAAGGTACTATCTTTAATTTATTCTGATATACTACTGGAGAATTATTAACTACCAAAGTAGTCTTAGCAGTAGGGTAAGCTACAGACTGGAAGGTATAAGTCCCTGCCCTATTTGCAGTATATACATAACCATTCTGAGCATTAAAGGTTTCCCCAGTTTCAATTACCCTTACTCTGTAATCATCTCCATTACCAGAAATACGTTGTATCTTTACTGTAGCTTTTGCAGAGCCATTGAATAATGTGACTGTTGGTGGGCTAACAGTAATTCTGTATACTGCAGTCTTACCAGATACTACTTCGAATATACCTACACCTTCATCGGTTTCCCTTTTATCCAGTGTACATTTAAACTTATAAGTACCATAACTATTAGCAGTAAACTTATCACCGTTCTTAAACAACTTAGTATCACCAATTAGCCTACAATATAGTTCACCAGTAAATGATTCTGGGTAATTCGATTCGATGGTAAGAGTGGTAGTAGCATCCTTGATACTTTGCTTATCCCTAACTCTAAATTCAGAAGGTGTACATCTTACCTTATATGTAATCTCTTCTCGAGTTACAACAAAGGAAGTTTGCTTTACTGGGAACTCTACAATCTCAAAGATGTAGGTACCAGGCTCTGAAAATTCCCAAGTTGAGCCAGAGACTTTCACTATATCAGTACCGGATAGTCGTACATTACAGGTTTTCACGGTACCCTTATAGGATACGTTTGCCCTTACTACTGTACTTACTTTTAGGTTAGTAGGAGTTATCTTTCCAGTAATAGGGTCACAAGTAATAGAATATACTTGATTATAAGATTCTTGATTAACCGTGATTTGAGTTACCTTAGTAGGGTCTCCCACACTTCTAAAATAATAAGTACCTGCCCTGGGTATGTTAAAGATAGAACCACTTTCATGTTTGGTGTAACCCCAGTTTACGTTATCACTGGATATCTGGTACCTTAAGTCAGCATTTACCCAATCTGAAGTTACTGTTACCCTCACTGGTACTTCATATACTTCAGAAGTAATCAAATTGGGTTGGTCTGGATTTACTAACTCGGCTTTAATAGTATACCCATCATTTACGGTAAACCCATATTGAATATTGAAAGATACATGATAGGGTATGAACCTTTTAAAGAAAGCCTCTACAGCTTCTCTAAATTTTCTAAAAGCTGCCGAGTTCGAAGTATATCCATGACCTGTAAGTCTAAAGGTTACTGGTATACACTGAGAACAATCAAAAGTATTATCGTAAGTATACTTATCGTCATACTGATAGTATTGGTCAAAGTGTGGATTGCCTTTTACCCAACCATCATAGCTATCTGCTTTTGCAGGGTCTGTTACTACGCAGGTTAATCCATACAACCTCATCATTATCTCGAAGAACTCAGAGGTGCCTCTTATTTTAAAAAGAGATATTGAGTACTTCAATATGTTTCTTACTTGAGTACTGGTTAATGTAAGGGGTCCTTCCTTTGGGATTATCCAAAGCTTTGATAGTTCTTGGAGTTTACTATCAGAGTAGAACCCATTAAAGTACTCTGCCCATTTCTGTGCATCTATAGTGTTCCCATAAGCAAAGGGCATTTCTCCAAGAAATTGCCAAAGGAAATTGAGGTACATATCTGGTGCCTTATCTATATCAATAATATCCAGAATGTTCTCAATGTCCTTCGTAATATAATCTTCAAAATGCTCTCCACAAATTTCTAGAAACCTCTCTAAGATGCCTTTGCCATTTACCTTATAAGTGTCTTGGTCCTTATATTCGAATGGTAAAAAATCAATTAGATTTTTAAGGTTCACCATTTTTATACGATTTCATTTACTGTTAATGTTAACTGTGAAGCATTTTCGAATACCGGTAAGTTAAAACCTGGGTCTTCATAATCATGGTTGGGTTCTGATACCGTAATAGAATACCGATAGCCCGATTGATAGCTGTTGTTCTGAATGTCCAAAGAGAAATCAAAACCATTAGCTTTATCGATAATCTGGATAGAGCTACCAACTGAGCCAGTAGTTACATAACCATTTGATACCGAACGTACTGTAAAGGTAGTTGAGGAATTAAAGGTTATGTAGTAGGTCATAGAACCCTTTGCCTTGTTTAATTTAAACTGGCCCAGGTTTAGTTCCTTATTACCATAAATGGTAGTGGGCCATGGTTTAATATAAAACTTGGTAAGGTGAAGGTAATCTACGGTTGATAAGTTATCTATTAGGGCATATATATCTGATACCCTTACGCTTCCACCTATCTGAGCTTGCTCTGGAGAATAGGCATTGTATAATGCTGTAAGAATTTGAGTTTGTATCTCTGCAGTCTTATAAGACTTCTTACCGGTAACACCCATCTCTAGAATAATCTGAACCTTGCCTGCAGATTTAACCTTCAACCAAGTAGTCATAGGAGCCCTTTGGGATAATAAATTATATACCCTATTAATTAATTCAGAAGAAGCAACTGCTCCACCATCTGGGCTAATATATACGGTAAGCTTTCTACCGCATTCATAATCGGCTTTAGCTTTGTTTACCCCATCAACTAACATAGCTAAACTTTCGAAATCCTCTTTGGTAATTGCTACTCCCAAAGTCTTTACACTCAAAGGTATGTGTTCCTTGAGCATGGTAAAGTTTTCGTAGTTTGAACCGCCTCCAGCATCATAAGCATTACTTACAGTAGCATCCGTAATTGAGGAAGATATTACTGAAGGTACAGAAGTAATAGTATTACTCTTTACATTACCCTGAGTACCATTGGTTAAGTAGAATACCACATTGGTTATTTTTGCTCCTGCTGCAGGCTTCTTACCAAAGGTACCATCCCCAAACATTATATAAGGATTAAGTGCCTCATCTACTGAAACCATAAAGTGTTTGTCTGTAGGTTTGGATTTTGCAAATGTATCTACTAATACCCAAGTTTCCCCACCTATCTGCAATGACATAGAACCTTGTTCATAATACTTACCATTGGGTAGAGTACCCAGATGAATTATAACTCTATCTCCAGTAGGTATTACCATATTATTTAAAGCACTTGCAGTATACTTCTCGTGTTGAACTATAGGTACTTTACAAGTAGTTACATTTGAATACCAAGTTACGTCTCTAGCAGATAACCAGGAATTACCACTAGAATCTGTAAACAGAGTACCTTGAGGTATAGTTAATTTAGCTCCGATAGAATTACCAGTAATACTTCTGGATAAGATTACATCTACTGTAGCAGCAATTGCTGCTCGAGCATGATAATCTACCAAAGCCCCATGTTTAACTACCGAATCATACCTTCTTGCCGTAGATAGGAAAGTTTCCCTTGCCATGTTATCTACATAGTAGTGAAGTACTTCGGCAATTGCCGCAAATAATGAGAGGATGATAATTAAGATGTTCCCCTCCGAATAATCCGTTATGAGTTTCTGACCTTGAGGGTCTTTGAGTCCCATAAGGGATTCAACCAGCTTGGCCTTAATCTGTTGATAAGACCTCTGGTATGGGTTAAGCCATTTATTTGTGATTCCCATATTATTGTGTATTTAATGAATTATCCGACCGGTCATAGGTGATATCGAGGTACTGACTAGAATTTGTTCCATTTACTATATATGTTACTTCTATGTGTATTTTTGCATCAACTCTAGTAACCGTGATATTTTGGAAGGTTATCCTTTGTTCCCAAGCACCTATGGCTTGTTTTAAAAACTCTTTAATTATAAAACTTAGGGCTTGTGAGTTTGGTTCCTCAATACATTGCCATAGTTTACTACCAAAGTTTTCCTGTCGAAATCTCTGGCCTATCATGTAGTATAATATCGAACTTATATTATCTCTGATAAGTTTGAAATCTCCATTTACTGGGTACCAACCTCTTTCACCCTTTTCATTAGTTGTAAGTTGGATAGGGTAAGTTACACCTATACCAACTAAGTCTGTAAAGTAATTCTTTTCCATTAGTGTATGCAGGTTTTATCTTCATAATCGTCTACAACGAATTGTGAGAAAGGTTTAATTACTTGAGTTACTGTAGGACCTGAAGAACCGGGTCCAGTAGTTACACCTGAGTGTACATGAGAATTGAACATACTGCGAAGTTGTTCTAGTTCTTGGATAGTTTGATTTAGTTTTTCGGTTAATTGAAAAATATTGATTACTCCACCATTTTCTCCAGTATTAAGTATCACGGAATCACCAGAAGATATGTTTATATCTCCATCGGCATTTATTACTATTTCTTTCTCTGAACGAACATTTACAGGTCCATTGAAATGTAAATTGAGTTCTCCGTTATCATCATCTATTACTATTAAGTTTCCTTCGGGAGTAACTATCCCCATTTTATTGGGACCATCCAGAGGTTGGGGTATTTGACTCATTCCCCAACCATGGTATTCCCAGAGAGGTTTAGTTGGGTCCCCAAATTCAAAAGTAACAAATACCGTATCTCCCACTTTAGGGGCTAAGAATTTGAAACCAGAACTAATTGAACCATGTTGTCCTTTAGGATATGCCCAAGCAAATACTCCACCCATTACCTCTGGAACACATACCTTTACCCTGTTCATATGTTTCTCTACATCGTTATTATCAATAACAATGCCACGATAAACAGAGTAATACCGACCAAGACCCTCTAAGCCTTCGTCGGTTATTATCTTTGCTGTTTCGTAACTCATACCCTTATTTTTCTACATAGATTTGACTTGCAATTCGCTTATGCCTTTTAGCTATGTCTCGGTATACTCGATTAGCTATGGCCATATAATTAAACTTAACCCCATAATCTTCAGGCACTTGGATTTGTTTAACTGATATCTTACCAGGAATTAACTTACCCTTAGAGGTAACTGTATTACCTGTAGATAACACTATACCCTCTGCCAAGGCTTGGGGATTATCGGCATTTACTTCCGTATAATAAGCTTTCTTTCTAATGAACTCAGCTTGACCCTTGATATCAATTATGTCTCCCTTATCATTCAAGAAATGCTCATTGTAATATACCTTCTCATTATAAGTAAAGTTAAGATTAAGATTCTGAGAAGTACTTAGGGCTTTTTTATCTTGCCCTTTTTTAGTTTTAGCATTAGCTTTAGCATCATTAGCTACAATGTTTTGAGTAGATAAATCAGTTTTAGAAGTTACAGAGCCAGACTTGGAATTGTTCTTTACTAATTCCATATTAGTTATATACCCTTGACCAGCGTCCATAGAATGAGTACATTGTTTTATATACCAAAGCCCTGACCAACGTTTTCCTACGTTATCTATACGGATTATTTGAGAAGTTGCTAGCATAGGTCTACCTACTACCCGAAGTTGACATACTAACCTTTTCTCAGTTTGCTTTAAACCCCCATTGGCATTAGCATTAGCTGCCCAAGCATACTTATCGGCACCACCGTATCTACTAAATAAATTATGGTAAAGTTTAT